AAGGAGAGGACATGCAGAACGTAGTGAAGATGACTGACTACCATAGCAACTTCCTAACGCCGGAGCCAAGGGCTTTCAGTGGTAGAAAGATCACTGAGAAAACAGCTAGGCATTGGGGCTATGGTGTCGCTGATTACCATGGTAAGAAAGTGCAGGTTGCCTCTTACTATAATAAAGAAGGCGAGATTGTGGCACAGAAGCTACGCTTTCCTAACAAAGACTTCAGTGTACTAGGTAATCTCAAGGAAGCTGGCTTGTATGGTCAGCACCTGTGCCGTGACAATGGTAAGATGATTACTATTGTAGAGGGTGAGGTGGATGCACTATCACTTAGTCAAACTTTTGACAACAAGTATAGTGTGGTCAGTGTACCCAATGGTGCAGCAGGTGCTAAGAAAGCAGTAGCTAATGCCATTGAGTGGCTCTGTAAATATGACAGCATCATCCTAATGTTTGATCAGGATGAGGTAGGTCAAGCTGCAGCACGTGAGTGTGCTAACATCCTGCCACCTAACAAGGCTAAGATTGCTACGCTTCCACTCAAGGATGCTAGTGAGATGGTACAAGCAGGACGCAGTGAGGAACTTATCAATGCTGTCTGGTCTGCTAAGACCTACAGACCTGATGGTATCGTAGCTGGTACTGAACTGTGGGATGTGGTCACATCTGTGGATGACAGAGAGGCAGTAGCCTATCCATACGCAGGACTACAAGAGAAGACAGGTGGCTGTCGTAAGGGTGAGATCGTAACCATCACTGCTGGTAGTGGCATTGGTAAGTCACAACTAGCACGTGAGCTAGCGCACAGTCTCATCCAGTCAGGGCAGACAGTGGGCTACATAGCACTAGAAGAAAACGTAAAGCGTACTGCACTAGGGCTTATGTCTATTGAACTTAACAAGCCCTTACACCTAAGTGAACTAGACATCAATGACAAGGAGTTACGTGATGCCTTTGATGCAACAGTTGGGTCTGGTAGAGTATATCTGTATGATCACTGGGGTAGCACTGATAGTGATAATCTGCTATCCAAGATACGCTACCTTGTCCGTGGTTGTGGCTGCGATTACATCGTACTTGATCACATTAGTATCGTTGTTAGTGGTCTAGAGGGTGGAGATGAGAGGCGATTGATAGACAATACTATGACTCGCTTACGTACTCTGGTTGAGGAACTTAACTGTGGTCTCATCCTTATCTCTCACCTCAAGCGTCCATCTGGTGACAAGGGACATGAGGATGGCGCACAGACTAGCATGGCACAACTACGTGGTAGTGCTGCTATTGGTCAGCTATCTGATATTGTTATTGGGCTAGAGCGTAACCAACAAGACGTAGACAACCCACATATCTCACACATCAGGGTTCTAAAAAACAGATGGTCAGGTGAGACAGGGTTGTGTAATAGCTTGGAATATGTTAAAGATAGTGGACGTATGATTGAGGTGTACTACAAAGAGGAAGACGAAGAACTAATAGAATTTTAACTAGTGCGGAGACACAGTATGGAATACATATGGGACTTAGAAGCAGACCATCTACTCAAAGAGGTGACACAAGTTTGGTGTCATGTCTTCAGGGATGTACACACTAATGAGGTACACACCTTTGACCCAACACAGACGCAAGAAGCATTAGAGTTTATGGACAATGCAAAGACCTTGATTGGTCACAACATCATTGACTACGACTTGCGTGTGATGAAGAAGCTATATGACTTTACCTTCAAGGGTAAGGTAGTAGATACGTTGGTATACTCTAGGACAATCTGGCCTCACCTAAAAGAACTAGACTTTTCGTTACACAGGCAAGGCAACCACCCTGCTAAGTTAATAGGAAGCCATAGCTTGAAGGCATGGGGAATTAGACTAGGAGAATTAAAAGGTGATTACAATAGTGGCAGCGAGAGCTTTGCAGCATACACCCCTGAGATGCTCACTTACTGCATCCAAGACACGCAGGTTACAAAAGTCTTGTATGATAAAATCCAAAGCAAAGGCTTCAGTCAAGAAGCTCTTGATCTGGAACACACACTGCATACGATGCTTATCCAACAAGAAGAAACAGGCTTTGACTTTGATGTTGAAGCAGCGCAGAAACTGTATGCTACTCTGGCGCAGCGTAGGAATACTATTGAGCAAGAACTGGTAGATACCTTTGAGCCTACAGTTGTGGAACTCAAGACAAAGACAAAGGTTATTCCATTCAACCCTGCATCACGCCAGCAGATTGCTGACAGGCTGATGAAAAGAGGATGGGAGCCTGAGGTATTTACTGAGACTGGTGAGCCTAAGGTAGACGAAACAGTGTTGTCTGGTATTGATATGCCAGAGGCAAAGCTACTCAATGAGTACCTATTGCTGAACAAACGCATAGGCCAACTAGCCACAGGCAAACAGGCATGGCTGAAGCTTGAGGAAAATGGTAAGATACATGGTAGAGTTAATCACATGGGTGCTGTTACCTCTCGTTGTACTCATTCTAATCCCAACACAGGGCAAATACCTAGCGTATCTGCAGAGTATGGTAAGGAATGTAGGTCACTATTCATCTCTCCAAAAGGCTACAGTCTATTAGGTGCTGACGCTAGTGGCCTTGAGTTACGCTGCCTAGCACACTATATGGCTGCTTATGATAGTGGAGCTTATGCAGAGATCGTACTGAATGGTGATATCCACACAGCAAATCAAGAAGCTGCTGGTCTTGAGTCACGCAACCAAGCTAAGACATTTATCTATGGGTTCTTGTATGGCAGTGGTGATGAGAAGACAGGTAAGATCATAGGCAAGGGTGCGAAGGAAGGTAAGGCAATCAAAAAGAAGTTCCTGAAGAAACTACCAGCCCTCAAGTATCTCAAGGATGCAGTAGCTAAAGCTGCTGATGATCGTGGGTGGGTCAAGGGTTTGGATGGGCGTATCATTCCTATCAGACACAGCCATGCTGCACTTAATACATTACTACAGAGTGCTGGTGCTATCATCTGTAAGACTTGGTATGTATTCGTGGCAGAAGCTTTGAAGAAGGCAAACCTAGATGCACACATCGTAGCCTTTGTTCACGATGAGGTACAAGTAATAGTAAAGGAAGGGCAGGAAGATGACACAGGGAGACTTATTCTTCAGTGTATGCGGGACGTTGAAAGACACTTCAACTTCCGATGCAGACTTGACAGTGAGTACAAGTACGGACGCAACTGGGCAGACACCCACTGATGCTTATGAGTGTCGTACCTGTGGTATTGTACAGCCTATCTGGAACTTTCCTACTCATCATGCAGATAGGAAAAGTATGTGCAAGTCATGTACTAGTGGACACAGGAAAGACATAGCCAAACTACGTGCAGAGAACGCCTACCCTGCTGATGACTACACCTGTCCAATCTGTGAGAAAGATATAGATGAGTTAGGTAAGTATGATCAACCTATGATGAAGACATGGGTACTAGATCACTGTCACACTACTAAGACTTTCAGGGGATGGTTATGCAGACTGTGTAATGATGGACTAGGAAGGTTCAAGGATTCAAAAGAACTAGTCAATAAAGCTTATACTTATTTACAGGAGCATGATACTAAAAATGGACTTTGATTTTTTATGGAAGATGATATGTACTATTAGCTTTGCCAGTGTTAGTTTGTGTTTGTGTATTAAGTGGGTTGTTGAGTCCTATCTGGATTACATACAAGTCACCACAGGTATCAAGGTAATAACACTAGCTGCAATGAAGGAAAAAGAAGGACAAGAAAGGGATATACACGATGACCCTACTGCTTATTGATGGAGACATTATAGCTTACAAGGCAGCAGTGACAGCAGAAAATCCAACCAATTGGGGTGATGGACTGTGGACTCTACATGCTTGGGAACATGACGTAGACTACAAGCTAGAGGATTACATCAGTAATCTTGTAGATGCTGCACCAGTAAAGGACTGTATCATTGCCTTGTCTGATAAGGATAACTTTCGCAAGGACGTAGCGTCTTACTACAAAGCTAATCGTAAGACAGTACGCAAGCCTATGCTGCTTGCTTATGCTAGAGAATACATGATATCTAAATACAATACTATAATCTACAAGGGACTAGAAGCAGATGATGTCTTGGGGATACTTGGTACTTCTAATCCAGATACAATTATCTGGTCTGAAGATAAAGACTTACTTACTATACCAGCGCAGCACTGGATTAATGACGATGTGGTTACAATCACTGAAGCAGAGGCTAACTACAATTTCCTTTACCAAACTCTGGTTGGGGATAGTACAGATAACTATAGCGGCTGTCCAACTGTTGGTCCCAAGACTGCTAATAAACTTCTGTCTTCTGGTTGCACGTGGGATACAGTGGTTACTGCGTACAGTAAAAAAGGCTTATCAGAAGAAGTAGCACTAGAGAACGCACGACTAGCGCGTATCCTACGTAACGGTGAGTATGACACAGACACAGGAGAGGTAAAGTTATGGCATCCCAGCAACGACACGAAGCCTACATGAAAGCACAAGCAGAGTTTGACATGGTAAACAGCCCTGCCCACTACGCAGATAGTGGCATTGAAACTATTGACTACATCGTGGACGTACTAGGTGAGTACGAAGCTATTAGCTACTGTCATGGTAATGTCATTAAGTACACAGGCTCACGCCTATTCAAGAAGGGCAACCCCATTCAGGATGCAGAGAAAGCAGTATGGTATCTTAACAAGATGATTGATCTACTAAAGAAAACAAAAGGAGTAAACTGGTGAACGATTATATTACCTTCAAGTGTGAGCATACAGATGAAGATGGAAATGTTGTGAGTACTATTCAGCACAAGTTTCAAACAGAGGGTTACTTACCCGAAATGATGTATAACTTTAAGTCCTTTCTACAGGGCATGGGGTTTAACTATGTGACAGAAGTATACGCTGTCAAAAACGATAATACTGAAGTAGGAGAAGAATAATGACTGATAAAGATATGATCACTGTAGAAGATAAAGAGTATGATGTAGCAGAGATGACAGCAGAACAGCAGATGTATGTAGCACATTTGCGTAATCTAAATGCAAAGGCAGCTAACCTGCGTATGGATTTGGATCAACTACAAGCTGCTTATAACGCCTTTAGTAATACTTTGACTGCCTCTTTACAAGAAGGGGACACAGAAGAAGTAACAACACAATGATGAACTTCTATGAATATCAGATTGGTGCAATAAAGACAGCAGTATATCCCAAGAAGTACGCTGTATCCTACGCAGCCTTGGGTCTAGCTGAGGAAGCAGGTGAGGTGGCAGGTAAGATTGCTAAGATGATGCGTGATGAGATACCAATGCAGGATCAGAAGCAAGCCATTGCAGCAGAGATGGGTGATGTACTGTGGATGTTAGCAGCTCTAGCCCATGACTGTGGCCTGTCTTTACAAAGTATTGCAGAGATGAACGCAGAGAAACTAAAGAAACGCCAGAAAGAAGGCACATTACACGGAGAGGGTGACAATAGATGAGTAGCAATTACTTACCAACAGACTACCAGACATTCATTGCTACTAGCAGGTACGCGCGATGGCTAGAGGATGAGAACAGGCGAGAGACTTGGCCTGAGACAGTACAACGATACATCAACTACATTGCTACTACTGGTCTACCAGCCAAAGACTTGGAAGAAATTGAGGAAGCTATCATCAACCTTGAGGTGATGCCTAGCATGAGAGCCTTGATGACAGCAGGGGTAGCAGCAGACCGTGACAACACTTGTATCTACAACTGTAGCTACCTGCCTGTGGATCACATCCGTGCCTTTGATGAGGCTATGTTTATCTTACTGTGTGGTACTGGTGTTGGCTTCAGTGTAGAACGCCAGTCTATCTCTAAGCTACCTGAAGTACCTGATGCACTAGAAATCAGTGATGATATCATTGCAGTCAAGGACAGCAAAGAAGGGTGGGCTAGGGCATTGCATAAGCTACTGTCACACCTGTACTCAGGTGACATTCCTAAGTGGGATATGTCTAAGATCAGACCAGCAGGTGCTAGGCTCAAGACTTTTGGTGGTAGAGCCAGTGGACCTGAGCCACTAGATGATTTGTTCAAGTTTGTTGTAGCTAAGTTCAAGGCAGCAGCAGGACGTAAACTGACTAGCATTGAGTGTCACGACATCATGTGTAAGATTGGTGAAGTTGTAGTCGTGGGTGGTGTACGCCGTTCAGCTATGATCAGCTTATCTAACCTCAGTGATGGACGCATGGCACACGCTAAGTCAGGTAGCTGGTGGGAGAACGAGGGTCAACGTGCGTTGGCTAACAACTCTGTAGCCTACACAGACAAGCCTGACATGGAAGGTTTCATGCGTGAGTGGTTGTCCCTCGTTGAGTCTAAGTCTGGTGAGCGTGGTATCTTCTCTCGCCCAGCAGCAGACAATCATGTTAAGATGAATGGACGCAGAGAGACAGGGCATGAGTGGGGTACTAACCCTTGTTCTGAGATTATCCTACGCCCATACCAGTTCTGTAATCTAACAGAGGTAGTAGTACGTGAACACGATGACCTAGAAAGTCTACGCCGTAAGGTAAGACTAGCTACTATCCTTGGTACAGCACAGTCCACCTTTACTAAGATGCCATACTTGCGTAAGATTTGGCAGAAGAATACAGAAGAAGAACGACTATTAGGTGTCTCACTTACAGGTATCATGGATAACAATGTGCTATCTAAGAATGTAGATAGTTCTCGCTGGTTGAAAGAATTGAAAGTACAGGCTATTGATGTCAACCGTATCTACGCTGACAAACTAGGTGTACCAGCTTCTGCTGCCATCACCTGTGTCAAACCTTCTGGTACTGTATCTCAGCTAACTGATACAGCTTCTGGTATCCACGCACGGCATAGTGCTTACTACATCCGTACTGTACGTGGTGATAACAAAGACCCACTGACACAGTTTATGAAGGACAGTGGCATCCCTGCTGAACCATGCGTGATGAAGCCTGACTCTACTACAGTGTTCAGCTTCCCTACTAAGTCACCATCTGGTGCTGTCACTCGTAATGATATGACTGCACTACAGCAGCTAGAGTTGTGGAAAAACTACGCACTCAACTGGTGTGAACACAAACCATCAGTGACTATTACAGTCAAGGATGCAGAGTGGATGGCAGTGGGTGCATGGGTCTATGAGAACTTTGACATATGTTCAGGTATCTCGTTCTTACCTCATAGTGACCACACATATGCACAAGCACCCTATCAGGACATTGATGAGGAAACATATAATGATCTCAAGAAACAAATGCCTGATTCTATTGATTGGTCAGCTTTGTCGTTGTACGAAAAAGTGGATACAACAAGTGGTAGTCAGACGTTAGCCTGTACTGCTGGTGCATGTGAACTCGTTGACATATAGTCTAAACTGTACCTATTAGCGAAAGTTAAAGAAAATGAAAGTACTTGGATACACACTAGGTATTACTACGGCTCTACTAAATGAACTTCAGGAACTTTATCCTAATAGGCTTCCACTTGAACAAGTAACCTCTGAGGAATTAGCGTTTCTCAGAGGCCAACAGTCAGTAGTAAATAAGTTAAACGAACTATACAACGAAGAATATGAGGATTAAGACATGGGTGGATTATTTAAGACAAAAATGCCAGCACCACTACCAGCACCAGCTAGGCCAGTAACAGCAGTAGCTAAAACTCCTGACATTGAGATGGCTGATGACGAGGTAGATATTGCAGGGCAAAAGAAAAAGAAGGGTAAGAAAGCCCTACGTACAGACATAATCGCAGACATGGGAACACAGACAGGAAGCACAGGCTCTGGTCTACAGATTCCTACAGGGGGACAGTAGCATGGGTGCGCCAGCTAAGAAAGTAAAGAAGGCTGTTAAAAAGGCTACCAAGTTTGTAGATAAGAAAATTGTTGAGCCTTTGGAAAGACCTGTTAAGAAGGTTGCTAAGGGTGTCAAGAACGTAGCAGACGAGATTGTTGAAGAAGTATTAGAAAAGCCTTATAAGAAAGTTGTTGAAGAAGTTAAAGATACTGTGGCAGGTACTGATAAGAAAGACCGAAGACCACCAAAACAATCACAGACAGCACAGGCACGTACAGGTGCGCCTAGAGAAGAAGCTGAAGAAGTAGAAGCTACCGTAGAAACGGAAGGCGTTAAGCGTAGAAAGCGTAAAAAAGGTAAGAAACAACTTGTCACGCCAGCAGCAGCTATTGCAGTGGGTGGTAGTGGTGGTTCTGGCTTGAACATACCGAAGGGATAAGGCTATGGGTGCTTTAACATATAACACAGGTGAGGTTAAGAAACTCATGGGCAGAGATGCTGATGATGATAAACAAACCTTACGTGTAGAAGACCCTGAGGAACAGGCGATGATAGATGAAGAAGAAAGCATCTATAAGAAAAAGAAGAATACGTTAGCTATCCCACCCTACAGAGGTATTACTACCTAAAGGATTAGACTATGGAAATGGAACTAGGTACAGTAGCTAAACGCTACAGCCAACTGGAAGGTGAACGTGATACCTTTCTTGAACGAGGGCGAGAGGCAGCTAGACTAACTATCCCTACTCTGTTACCAGAGGAAGGACACAGTTCGTCCTCAACTTATGCTACACCCTACCAAGGTATTGGTGCTAGGGGTGTAAACAATCTAGCCTCTAAATTATTGATGGCTCTCCTGCCACCTAACACACCCTTCTTTCGTCTGACCATTGATGACTTTGACTTGCAGGAACTTGCAGGTGACAATCGTGGACAGGTAGAGGAAGGGTTAGCACGTATTGAACGTGCAGCCTTGGCAGAGATTGAGGGCAAAGCAGTTCGTGTTCCTGTGTTTGAAGCACTAAAGCTTCTAATTGTATCAGGTAATGCGCTTTTATTTAAAGACCCAAGGGGACAGATGCGTGTGTATCGTCCTGATCGTTACGTAGTTAAACGTGACATGATGGGGAACGTGCTAGAAATTATTACAAAAGAATCAGTAGCGGGTATTATGTTGCCAGAGGCAGCACAAGCTGTCATTACAGCAGGTGATACCCCAATGAAGAACCACCACCTGTATACCAAGGTTTGCCGTACTAAAAAAGGATGGGAAACTGAACAAGAGGTAGCAGGTATATCCATTGAGGAGTCTAAGGGTACTTATAAAGTAGACCGAAATCCCTTTATCCCACTACGGTTTATCCGTATTGACGGTGAGGACTATGGGCGTGGCTTCATTGAAGAATACTTAGGAGACTTACGTAGCCTTGAAGCACTAACTAAGGCTATTGTTGAGGGTAGTGCTGCATCAGCAAAGCTACTATTCTTGGTACGTCCTAATGGTACAACCAAGACTAGTCAGCTATCCAAAGCACCTAATGGTGCGTTTGTAACTGGTGATGCTAACGATGTCTCAGCTATGCAAGTACAGAAGTCAGGTGATTTCCGTGTTGCATTAGAAACTATGCGTATGATTAACGACAGACTGGCTGCGGCCTTTCTGTTGAATAGTGCTGTACAGCGTAATGCTGATCGTGTCACAGCCGAAGAAGTACGCTTTATGGCACAAGAACTAGAGACTGCGCTTGGGGGCGTTTACTCAGTTCTATCACAAGAGTTCCAGTTGCCTATGATTAACTTGCTGTTGACCTCATTGGAGACACAGGGCAAGATGCCTAAGATGCCAAGGGATAGTGTTAAACCTACTGTCGTAACTGGTATTGAGGCACTAGGCCGTGGGCAAGACCTTAATAAACTTGCAGCTTTCTTGCAGTATCTTCAGCCACTTGGTCCTGAAGTTATCCAAAGTGAGATGAACCTTGGTGATTACATAGACAGACTTGCAGCATCTCTTGGTATTGATACGTCAGGACTTATTAAGTCAGACGAACAGAAGCAACAAGAACAGATGATGCAACAGCAGATGATGCAACAACAAATGTTAGAACAAACAGCAGCAGGTATGGCACAGGGTGCTGCACCTCAGCTAGCTAAAGGCGCAATAGAAACGGAGTAAAACATGGCAGATGCCGTAAACACTTATCAAGAAGAACCAGCAGAGTCACAAGAACATGTTGACGCTATGCTGGCTAAAGTTGAGGGTACTCAGGTAGACCCTGAACGTCCTGAATGGTTGCCAGAGAAATTTAAGAGTCCAGAGGAGATGGCAAAGGCTTACTCCTCCTTGGAGTCTAAGCTTGGACAATCAAGTAGTGAAGAAACTACGTCTGAACCAGAAGAAGCAGAATTGGAAGAAGTTACTAACCAATCAGCTAGCGAAGTTTCTGACCTACTTGATTCAAGAGGACTAGACTTTGATGTGTTCCAAGAAGAATACATGCAAACAGGCACTCTATCACCTGAAGCATACCAAGCTTTAGAAGAAGCTGGTCTTTCAGAAACATTGGTAGACACATGGATAGAAGGGCAGAACGCTCTTGCTAACCAAGTGACATCTCAGATGCAGTCATTAGTAGGTGGTGCAGAAGAATATGGGCAGCTTGTACAGTGGGCATCAGATAACTTACCAGAAGGTGAGGTTGATGCTTACAACCAAGTAATGGAAACTCAAGACCCTGATTTAATCAGACTTGCAGTTCAAGGTCTTAACGCACGGTATCGTTCTGAGGCTGAACCTTCACTCCTTCAAGGGGGTACAGGTGAAGTCACAGGTGGGAAGTTCAGCAGCAACGCAGAATTAACTGCTGCTATGCGTGACCCCAGATACGCGCAAGACCCTGCCTACAGGCAACAAGTCGCTGATAAGTTGGCTCGTTCTAGCCTGTTCTAACATTGTTGCATGGGGTTGGGGGATTTATGTCCCCCTTCCTTCTAGTTACATTACGGTGTGCCTAGAAGGGATCACATCCCTAACACGAAGCTAACATAACAAACGATTACCCCTGACCCCTTGCGAGGGACAATCTTGGAGAAAGGATGTAGTGTAATGCAGAGTGTACTTAACTCAACATTATACTCACTAAGGAGTAATTACAAATGGCACAAGCTGCTTCAAATCCGGCCTATAGCGTAAGCTTCCAAGGCCAGAATAACAACACAGGTGACGTACGTGACCTATTTCTCAAGCTGTATGCTGGCGAAGTCCTAACAGCCTTTGAGGAAAAGAAAGTCCTTATGGACAAAGTACGCACTCGTACAATCTCAAAAGGTAAGTCTGCTTCATTCCCAATGACAGGCCGTGCAACTGCTGAATACCTGACCCCCGGAAACGAAATTACAGGTGGGGCTATTCGTGCAGGTGAGCGTATCGTCACAATTGACGACTTGCTTATCTCAAGCCAGTTCATTGCTAACATTGATGAGGCAATCAACCACTACGATGTACGTTCAATCTACTCAAAGGAAGCTGGTATCGCACTAGCTAACGAGGCAGACAAGAACGTAGCACGTATGTTGACTAAGGCTGCACTGTCAACTAACGCAACACGTGCTGCTGGTCTTGTTCAAGACTACAAAGCCTTTACCGAAGAAGACTTTACAGACAACGTAACCATCGGTACAGCTACTGCTGACTCTCTTGATCCTGCCAAGCTTGCTAAAGCTATCTTTGACGCACGTAAAGAGATGGAAGTAAAGAACGTACCAACTGATGGTGCTATTGTTGTACTTGCACCAGATCAGTACTACGCCCTCTTGGACGTAACTGATGGTAACAAGCTTACCTACATGAACAAAGACTTTGGTGGTAATGGTAACATTGCTTCAGGTAACGTACCTTCAATTGCTGGTATGCCTGTAATCATGTCAAACCACGCCAAGGTAGCTAACCTGTATGTGAACTTCACCACAGGCGATGCTGACGAAGGTAAGACTTCTGACAATGCACCACTAGCAAACACTGCTGGTTCAGGACGCACAACACACTATGACCTACCGACTGCTGCTCTAGACGGTGCTGACATGGTGGCTCTTGCTTCTAAGTTCCGTGGCTTTGTCTTCACACCAGACGCTGTTGCTACTGTCAAGCTTCTTGACCTTGGCATGGAGTCTGAGTACCAGATTAACCGTCAAGGCACACTGATGGTTGCTAAGTACGCAATGGGACACAACGTCCTGCGTCCAGCAGCCTGTATCGGTCTGTCTGAGGTTTAATAAACTTGGGGGTAGCTTAACGGCTACTCCCTTTTTGTTTGGATGGTGTTATGAAAAATCTAAAGATTAAGAAGTCACGTGTAAACGAGGCAGGTAACTACACCAAGCCTACTATGCGTAAGCGCATGTTCAACGCTATCAAAGCTGGAACTAAGGGTGGTAACGCAGGTCAGTGGTCTGCACGTAAAGCCCAGCTACTAGCTTCTCGTTATAAGAAGGCTGGTGGGGGTTATACATCGTGAAGAAACCTCAGGAAAGCCTAAAGAAGTGGACAAAACAAAAGTGGCGTACTAAGTCTGGTGAACCATCAGGCAAGACAGGTGAACGCTACCTACCAGAGAAAGCTATTAAGTCGTTGTCTGCGTCAGAGTACGCTGCTACTACTAAAGCAAAGCGCGAAGGCTCTCGTAAGGGTAAACAGTTTGTCCGTCAACCTCTCAAGATTGCTAAGAAGACAGCACAGTATAGGAAATAGATATGCCAAATGTAGCAGGTAAAGAATATAAGTATACTAAAAAGGGTATGGCACAGGCTAAGGCTGCGGCTAAAAAGACTGGTGCTACCATAAAGTATAAGAAGAAGAAATGATATGGCTATTACACACGCAGGTGAAACCTTCCAAGGACTACGTATACCAAAGCGTTCTCCTAAGGGTAACAAATCACATGCTGTACTGGTAGGCACAAGAGAAAAACCAAAAGTTATTAGGTTTGGTGAACGAGGTGCTAAAACAAACCAGTCAGCCAAACAACGTAAAGCTTTCAAAAGCAGACACGCAAAGAACATAGCCAAAGGACCGTCAAGCGCAGCTTATTGGGCTAATAAGGTTAAGTGGAAAGCATAGGTAAACGACATGGCAGGAACAACTAAACTAGATGCAGTCAACACAATGCTTTCTGCCATTGGCGAAGCACCAGTTAGTAGTCTCTCCTCTGGCTTGATTGAAGCAGAGATTGCAGAGACTATCCTTAACACAGTTGACAGAGAAGTACAGTCTATGGGCTGGCACTTTAACAGAGAATTAAATAAAAGTTTTGCCCAAGATACTAATGGTCAGATAATCTTACCTGCTGATATTCTTCAAGCAGATACTACGCTAGTAGCTAATGGCCCTGACCTAGTACAACGTGGCTTAAAAATGTATGACAGAAAGAACCACACGTTTAACATCGGTGTAAATGTAGCACTTGATGTGGTGGTTCAGTTAGAATTTACAGATGTACCTGAGGTAGCAAAGAGGTACATGGTATTACGTGCTACACGTATCTTCCAAGATAGAGTAGTAGGTTCAGCTACCCTACATGGTTTCCATGAGAGGGACGAAAATCGTGCTTTAATGGAACTAAGAGAATTTGACAAATCTGCTGACGATGATAACATCTTTGATAACTATGATACATTTAGCATCATTGACAGGCAGGGACGGAGAACAATGTAAT